GATTACCAAGGGCGCAGGATTTGTGTAGATAGTTGCTTTGTTATACAGGTGCGAGGTGTTTTGAGTTGATAAAGTGATGATTGGGATAATCATCGCAAAAGACGGAAGGCGAGAAAAGCAAAAAGGCAGTGCTCTAACAGTGCTCTATGATGCATGAAACGGTGGAATAATGAGGTAATGGATAAATGGGTGATACAGAGGCGGCGAGAACGGCGGCGGCGGAAAACAGAATCGGGCGGACGGTCGATAAAGCGGAATTGGCGCGAGTGACCGGGTACTCAGTGTCATGGATCGAAAAGCTGATGAAGCAGGGAATGCCGATCAAAAACCAAGGACGGAAACGATCGGGGGTCGCGACGACATTCGACACCGCGCAAGTACTTGACTGGATGCTGGCGGCGGAACGAAAAAAGGTCGAGGCGAAATACGAGGAGCTGATCAAGCTGCTCAAAAAGCGGGCGGGCATGGTCGATGAAAACGGGAATCCAATCGGGAACGCAGCCGACGACATCATGTCCGAGACGGAGGCAAAGCGGCGCGAGAGATCGGCCAAGGCACAGATTGCGGAAATTGAACTGAAAGCGAAACAGGGTATTATGGTCGAGGTTGCGAAGGTGAACGCGATACTCGATAAAATCATAACGAATTGCCGGGCGCGGCTGTTATCGATACCATCGAAGACAGCGGCCCAGGTTGTGGACGCGAAAAACGCGAAAGACGCGAATACGATTATCGAGCGGGAAATATACGAGGCGTTGCATGAGTTATCAAATATCAACCTTACTGCTGTTGTCGCTCAAGGCGGCGATGTCGCGGTGGGCGCCACCGACGCGGATGACGGTGAGTGAATGGGCCGACGCCAATCGTATGTTATCCCCCGAATCGAGCGCGGAACCGGGACGCTGGCGTACTGACAGAGCGCCCTATCAGCGCGAAATCATGGATGCGACAACCGATCCGGAAATAGAAACGGTGAGTTTTATGAAATCGGCACAGATTGGCGCAACTGAACTCATCAACAACGTGATCGGATTCCATGTGGATCAGGATCCGGCGCCGATACTGCTCATTCAGCCGACGAAAGAAACGGCCGAGGCATGGTCGAGGGAGAGGCTGGATCCGATGCTCCGCGACACGCCGACACTGAGGGATAAGGTGAGCGACTCGAAATCGCGCGACAAGGAAAACACGATGCGTTACAAAAAATTTCCCGGTGGATTTCTTGCAATTGTGGGAGCGAACAGCCCATCAGGATTGGCGATGCGTCCGATACGGATAGTGATGTTCGATGAGGTCGACCGTTTCCCGGCAAGCGCGGGAGAAGAGGGCGACCCGATATCGCTGGGAAAAAAACGCGCTGCGACGTTTTGGAATCATGCATACATCGAGGTGTCGACGCCGACGATCGACGGGGTGAGCAGAATTCAGAAGGGATATAACGAATCGGATCAGAGGCGTTTTTATGTGTCCTGTCCCCACTGTGGAGAAAGGCACCTACTGACATTTTTCGGTGTCGATGAGCGCGGGGAAATTGTGGTCGACAAGAACTCGAACGGTAGGGGCGGCATCATTTGGGAGAAAGATGAGAATGGGAATCATCTGCCGGAAACAGCGGCGCATTGCTGCTCTCACTGCGGAAGCCTCCAATACGACAGCGACCTTCCGGGAATGCTGGCGAAAGGGGTATGGATCAAGGGCAGGCCCGAGGTCAAAGGTCATGCCGGATTTCATATCAACGAATTGTATAGCCCGTGGGTGAAATTCTCGAAGACGGTTAAAGAATTCCTTGAGAGCAAAAACGATCCGATGCGATTAAAAACATGGTACAATACGGCGCTCGGAGAGGTCTGGCGCGAGGGTAAGGACATCGGTAAAGCGGAAACGCTGATGGAGAGGCGCGAGAATTACGACGCCGAACTGGTTCCCTACGGAGGGGTGTTCATCACGATCGGGGTGGATGTACAGGACGATCGGCTCGAGGTGGAAACAATCGCATGGGGGCGCGATCATGAAAACTGGACGCTCGAGTACAAAGTGCTCAACGGCGATCCGGGGATTCCATGGACGGTTCCGGGATCGGTGTGGGCAACGCTCGACGATTATCTGGGCAAGACTTTTAAGCATGAATCCGGGGCGCGGCTGAGAGTAATGGGAACGGGCATCGATACGGGCGGACATCATACCAAGATGGTGTACGCTTTTTGCAAGGAGAGATTCGGGCGTCAGGTGTTCGCGCTCAAGGGCGCTGACCAGAAGGCCAAGGATTTAGTAACGAGACCATCGAAGAAAAACAAGGGCAAAGTAAGGCTGTATACGGTGGGAACGGTGACGGCGAAGGACACCATCATGAGCCAACTATCCCAGGAGAAGCCGGGGCCGGGATACTGTCATTTCCCGCGGGGATACGGGAGACAGTATTTCGAGCAGCTCCTCGCCGAGCATCCGGTGACGCGTATGGTGAGAGGGCATAATGTGAGGAATTGGGAACTCAAGCGGTCGAACAGTCGTAACGAGGCGCTCGACTGCCGGGTGTACGCGCTGGCGACGCTGGCGATTTTGGGCATCGATATCAATGCGGGAGTGAATAATTTCCTGCAGAAGGTCGGGGGAAACCCGATAGTAGATGTCAATCTCAAAGCGGACGCGCCGGCGACGAGAAGGCGAGCGAGGGTCATGAGCAGTGTGGCGTAAACTCACCCCCTTATTCCCCCTCTCTTGCAAGCAATAGAGGGGGAGATCAAAGAATGAGAATAATGGAAACATCGATGACATTTTTCGATATACTTTTTACGACGCCGATACCGGGGCTGATAGTGGGAGTGGTGTTGTTATCACCATTGACGGCGTTTTTGATTTATGTGGCATATATAATGCGTGACAAAAAAAGATAATAACAAATGTTATGCTTCCGGGATAATTTATTAAAACGATAGTTTGATAATAGAAAGAAAAACGATATGGCCGGGATAACGCTTACGCAGGCGAATACGCAGTTAGCATTGTGGCTGGAGGCCGATGCCGCTGTGGCGACAGGGCAGAGCTACAGCATCGCGGGGCGGTCATTGACGAGGGCAAACGCCGGGGAAATCACCGAGAAGATCAAATTCTGGGAGGCAAAGGTGAACAGGCTGACCAGAGGAGGAATCCGTATCAGAGGAGCGACGCCGTTATGACGAACGAGACGGTTATTTTGATTCTGAAAATTATCGGCGGTGTGGCGGTTTGGATATTTTCGGTTTGGTTATATGGTATAATTCGCGACAAAATCGGCAGACATAAACGAGGCGGCGGACGATGAATAAACGAACACGACAACTCGAACGCGAAATGATGTTCCGGGAAATCAAGCGGCCATCGATTGCGGTGAACGAGAATTTCATCGATCGGGCGATTGAATTCATATCGCCGGTGCAGGCGCTCAAACGCAGGCAGTCGAGGATGGTGCTCGCATTGACGGGCGGGTATAAAGGCGCGAGCAAGTCACGGCGGGGACTGTCCGAGTACAATCCGAAATCGGGATCGGCAGACGCCGACATCAATTACGATCTGCCGACGCTGAGGGACCGGTCGAGGGATTTGGTTCGCAACAATCCGCTCGGCGGGGGAGCAATTTCGACAACGGTCAATAGTGTGGTCGGCACCGGGATACGCCTCAATGCGCGTGTGAACCGTGACATCCTCGGCATGACTCCGGATGAGGCAAAGGAATTCGAACGTCAGGCAGAGTACGGATTCGGACTGTGGGCCGAGGGATGCGACATCGAGCGGGCGCTGTCGTTTTACGAGATGCAGGAATTGGCATTCCGGTCGACGCTGGAAAACGGGGATGTTGTTGTACTGTTGCCCTATCAGCGGAGGCAGGATGATGCTTTCGGATTGAAACTGCAGGCGGTCGAGGCGGACAGGCTGTGTAATCCGAACAGCGGAATGGATACCGATACGATGTCCGGGGGTGTCGAACTTGACGAGGTGGGCGCTCCGAAAAAATATCACATACTCAGCGTTCATCCCGGCGATTACGGGAAAGCGGGAAAGAGGGAATGGAAAGATTATCCGGCTTTCGCGAGCGACGGCAGGCCTAATGTGCTGCATCTGTTCCGCAAACTACGGGCGGGACAGCATCGGGGAGTGCCTTATCTGGCGCCGGTGATCGAGTCGCTGAAACAGATCGAGCGCTACTCGGATGCGGAACTGATGGCCGCGGTGGTTGCGGGCATGTTTACGGTGTTCCTTCAGTCCGAAAGCGGCGAGGAATTCGCGCCGATGATGCCGACGAGCGAAACGGGAGCGACATCCGCCGACGAGGATATCAAACTGGATTACGGCGCGGTGGTGAGCTTGGCTCAGGGCGACACGATAAGCACAGCGAATCCGGGCAGGCCGAACGCGCAGTTCGACCCGTTTGTGCAGGCGATATACCGTCAGATCGGAGTGGCGCTGGAACTGCCCTACGAGATGCTGGTCAAACACTTCACGAGTTCATACTCGGCGGCGAGGGCGGCGATATTGGAGGCGTGGCGGTTTTTCTTGTCGAGGCGGGCATGGCTGACGAGGAGCTTCTGCCAGCCGGTGTATCGGGCATGGATGACCGAGGCGATCGCGAGCGGGTATTTGTACGCGCCGGGATTTTTCGATAGCCCCTATTATCGGGCGGCCTATCTGGGCGCGGAATGGATCGGTCCGACACAGGGACAAATCGATCCGGTCAAGGAAGTGCAGGCGGCGGAAAAGAGGATTGGCCTTGGTTTGTCCACGAGAAGCGAGGAGAGTGTTGCTATAACGGGGACGGACTGGGAGAGCAAGGTTCCGCAGATGAAATATGAGAATGAACTGATGAAAGAAATAAACGGCGGATTCGTTCCATCGAAGGACGAACCGGAACCGGAGGAAAACGAGGAAAAAGAGGAAGATGATGAGGAAGAAGAAAAAAAATAAACTCACCCCCTTATTCCCCCTCTCTTGCAATCAATAGAGGGGGGGATCGCGGAATGATAATAAATCGAATAAAGAAATTGAAAATAACTGACAACTGAATAGCCGGGCGCGGCCACGTCCGGCAACCCGCAGCAGGCGGCGAGCTGCGGTTATGGAGCGGCAAGAAGGGTGCCCTTTCTCACCTTTTTTGCCGCTCACTTTTTTGGGAGGGAACATGAATATCATCGATATACTGACATCGCCCTGGGCGTTACTGCCGGAGAAATACAACGAAATCATTGGGATTTACGAGCGATGGGCGGGCGGCGAAAAAGCGGAAATCGCCAAGATCGAGGCCTCGCTGGGGCGCCCCCTCAAGAACGAGCAGAAACGGTATGAGATTGTCGACGGTGTGGCGGTGATACCGGTGGAGGGAGTGCTGGCAAAACGCATGAACCTCTGCATCGAGATTTCCGGGGGAGCATCGACGCAGATTATCGCGCAGGATTTCGGATTGGCGATGGGCGATCCCTCAGTGGAGGGAGTACTGTTTGTCATCGATTCTCCTGGCGGAGAGGTCAGCGGCACACAGGATCTGGCGGGCGCGATTTTTAGGGCGCGGGAACAGAAACCGGTATATGCGATTGCCGATGGCATGATGGTCTCCGGAGCCGCATGGATCGGGACCGCAGCCGAACGGGTGTTTCTGGTGGACGGTACGACGCTGACCGGCTCGATCGGAGTGGTGATGGTTCACCGGGACTTTTCAAAACGTGCCGAGCAGAGCGGAGTTAAAACGACCGAGATTTACGCGGGGGAATACAAAATGATCGCGAGCGACCAGAAACCGCTGACCGACGAGGGGCGGGAATACCTGCAGGCGATAGTCGACGACATGTACAGCGCATTTGTCGGCGATGTGGCGAAAAACAGGGGAACGACTGCGGAAGATGTGCTCGAACGCATGGCGGACGGACGCCTGTTTGTCGGCGCGAAGGCAGTGGAGGCGGGACTGGTCGACGGCATCGCCACTATGGGCGAAGTGATGGTGATGATAAAGGAGGAGGCCGCGCAAAGAAAAGCGGGAACCTATGCGCCGTTGACAGCGAAAGCGGCAGAATCAGGCGCTCGAAACAACGATAAAGCGCAGCGGACAAACATACACACACAAGGAGGCAGCATCATGGGAGAGACAACGAAAGTGGAAATCACGGTCGAATCGCTCAAGCGGAATTATCCTCAAGTGGCGGAGGCCATCTACAACGACGGCTGTGCCGTGGGAGCGAAAGCGGAACGGGAGAGAATTCAGGGTGTCGAAGCGCAGTCGATGCCCGGACATGAGGCGCTGATCGCCTCGCTCAAGTTCGACGGGAAAACATCCGGGCCCGAGGCGGCGGTGCAGGTGATCAACGCCGAACGGTCGAAGATGGGCAGGATGATGGACACGATCAGAACGAGCGCTCCGGATCCGGCGCCGTTGAGTGTATCGGCGGAACAGGCGACTGTGAGCGCGAACGCTCCGATCGAGGAGATGGCGAAAGCCGAGTGGGACCGTGACGCGAAAGTGCGTGACGACTTCAACGGGAACTATGAAACCTATCTGGCTTTTGTCAAAATCAAGGGATTCGAGTGGAAAGAGTAGTAAACTCACCCCCTGACCGCGAAGCGACCTCTCTTGAAAATAGAGGGGGAAAAGGAAAACTAACGAGAAACAAACAAACGCAAAAAACGATAACCGGAGGAACGGATTATGAAATGGGCAGAGAAAAAAACACGAGTATTCACCGCGGTCATGCTGGCCTTTGCGCTGGTGTTCATGTTCGGGGGAATGGCATACGCGGGAACAACTACGATACCGATCAACGGCAAAGTGACCGGCGGAGTGCTGACGATGGTATTTGCGCTGGCAGGCGGCATGGCGCTGGCGGCGGACACTCCCGCGGCGTATGAACTCCAGAATTACAACGATCTGCCGGTGGCGGCGACAACGACGATATACGAAGGCTCGGCGGTTGGGGACAACGGATCGGGCTATATGAGAGCATTGGTCGCGGGGGATCCGTTCCGGGGATTCGCTTATCGACAGGCGGACAACAATCCCGGCAGCGCGGGCGATATCAATGTACATCTGATACAGGATGGGAAGGTTGTCGCGGCGTTCACATCGATCGCGATAACGAATGTCGGAAACGATGTCTATATGTCCGACGATGCGACATTCACGCTGACGCCCGGGAGTAACAGCTATGTCGGTAAACTCGTACGCTATATCAGCGCGACGAGCGGCATTGTGGCGTTCAGCATTTACAACCCGGTACTGGCGGCGGATGCGGTTACAAACGCGAAAGTCGCTGACGACGCGATCAGCCTCGAACATCTGGACAGCGGGATCGAGCCGAGCCATGTGGCCAAGTACGCCGGGACGCACACATCGAGCGCAAACGGCGGCGGAGTAAATGCGCTGACGGTGACGGGTGTGGCATCGACCGACATTGTTGTGGCGATGATGAAAGCGGTGGGATCGACTCCGAGGACGCTTTTGACGGTGATCCCGACGACGAACACGCTGACCTTCACATTCAGCGGCGATCCGAGCACCGATCACTACGTGTATTACGTGGTGTTCAGGGCGGGAGCGTAACCCCCCTCAATCCCCCGCGAAGCATGTAAACGGGGGGGATAAAGAACTCACCCCTTTACCCTCTCTTAAAAATAGAGGGGTATAAAACAGAATAAAAATCATAACGCATAAAAAGGAGCAATACGATGGGATTGGAGAGATTAACCAGACGCGAGGTGATAGGGCTCTATTACCTCGCACTGCAGCAAAGCGACGGAATGGGCTGGGTGCCGAAAATATCGAATTATTTCCCCAGCAACCAAGCAAGCGAAGAATACGGCTGGCTTGGACAGGTTCCGGCGCTGCGTGAATACCTCGGCGGGCTCCATGCCAAAGGGCTGACGGAAAACGGAGTCACCATCAAAAACAAGGAATTCGAGGCAACGCTCGAATTTGCCCGGACTGAAATTGAGCGTGACAAGAGCGGACAACTTCAGGCGCGAATCAGAGAACTGGCCGAACGGACGAATTCGCATTTCGCGAGTCTGTTGTCGACATTGATTCTCAATGCCGCCGCGACGGAATGCTATGACGGCGCGTATTTCTTCGACACCGATCATACCGAGGGGGACAGCGGCACGCAAGACAACGACATCACGGTCGATATTTCCGGTCTCGGGACCACGACCCATTCGACAATCGGAGTAACTGCGCCGAGTGTCGGCGAAATAGCAATGTCTATCATGCACGGAATCAAAAAAATTGTCGGATTCAAAGACGACCAGGGCGAGCCGATGAACGAGCTTGCGAATCAATTTCTGGTGATGGTGCCGGTGAGTCTGTATGATTCGGCGCTGGCGGCAGCGACAAAGGAATATGTCGGATCCGGCGAACAGAACATTCTCGGCCCGAACGGAGCGTTCAAAATCGATGTGGTCGCGAATGCGCGTCTGACCTGGACGGACTCGTTTGCAGTGTTCCGCACGGATGGGACGATCAAACCGTTCATCCGTCAGGAAGAAGTTGCGCCGGAATTCGACGGGCTGGCCGAGGGCAGCGAATACGCGACTCTCAACAAAAAGCACCTGTACACGGTTTATGCCCGCAGAAATGTTGGCTACGGACTGTGGCAGCATGCGTGCTATGTAACCATGGTTTAATAACATTCGCCCGTCATTGATAGCGGCGGATGACCGAACGGGCGGGGGACACCCCCTCCCCCGCCTGTACTGAAACAAACGGGCAACACCAATGAACACGAGGAAAAAATATGGCACAAAATATTATCATTTACACAGTAGTGGGGCGTAAGCTCACGCTGAACAACGGCATTGTCAAGCTGAGGCCGGAGCAGGCGAAAACAAGGCTGCACAATCTAGAGCCTGTGGGGGGATTCGGCAAAAACGGACAGTACAAGATTAAGAAACCGATCGAGTTCAAACGCGGTGAGGAGCTCGGCATCGATGTTGACACGGTGGGCAGACTGTCGAAACAGAATGCAATTCCGAAAGAGACGATGGAAAACGCGGTGAGGGATGCGGTTGACAAAGCCGCCGGCGCGAAGAAAACGAAGGGGATGGGTGTCGCGAAAGAACTTGCCGACGACGATCCCACGGCTGACGGGGCGCTGAGTTAATAACAAACAAACAAGAAGGCGAGAAGACGCTGACATGAAAAAAATATTGATATTGACGCTGGCGATGACGGCGTTCATCGCCGGAAACGCGGCGGCGTGGGAGCAGAATGCAGCTACGTTGAATATAACGATCGCATCCGACAGCACTCATTACGCGGCTATCGGCGACTCGCTGGCGTTGGCGCGCGACGAATGGAAAGAAGACATCTCGGACAGCACGGATGCGGCACGGTCAGAAGCATTGGCGGCGATCTCGGACAGCACGGCGGCTGCGATAGCGGACTCACTGATCGCGGAACGTCTGAAATATCTGGGAGCGATATCCGACAGTCTGAAAAATGCCATCGGGGACTCATTGGCGCTGGCCCGTGACGAGTGGAGTGAGGACATCTCCGACAGTACCGCGGCGGCGATAGCTGATTCGCTGATCGCGGAACGTCTGAAATATCTGGGAGCGATAAGCGACAGCACGGCTCAAGCCATTGCGGACTCACTGATTAATGAACGGTCGAAATATCTGGCGGCAATCTCCGACAGTATACACACGATAAAGGGACTGGCGGTGACCGATACACTTAAAACCGAGCTGACAAAACTTGCACAGACGGTCGGCGCGGATTCAAGCGGATACGGCGATGTGGTCATCCGGACTGCGGGTGAAGCGGTGACAAAGGGAGCGCTGCTGCATTTCGATATCGACGGGAAGTGTTACCTCGCCGATTCGGACAGCAGCGGGACGATGCCTGGACTCTTTTTGGCGATGACCAACGCGGGAGTTGGCGCGGCAGTTGTAACAATGGAGGCGGGACGATTCCGTCTGGATTCATGGAACTGGACTCCGGGCGCGATACTTTACGCGGGAGAGACTCCGGGGGTGATTACGGCGAGCAAACCGACAAACGCGGGCGAGCAGATACAAGCGGTCGGGTACGCTGAAACGGCGGATGTAATCAGATTTCGTCCATCATTGACAATTATCGAGGTGACGCCATGAAACGGATAACGATTATATTTGCGGCTTTTTTACTGCTGTCAATTCCGGCGCGAGCGCAGGCCCCGATCGAGACGATCGAGGGCGCGACGGTGCTGCATACGATCACCGAACTGGTGCGGTTCGACTCGGCTGACAGCACGATATTCCGTATCGACGGGGTCGGCGACATCGAGCGCAGCGGGGTCATGTACGCTTGGGGCAACATGGGGTTATGGCTCAAGGCGACCGGGGACAGTGTCAAAGTGCGAGTGTATATTTACGCCGGACAGTGCGAGCTGCTCACGACAACGCTCGCGGATACGACGAGCTACAATTTTGCGCTGGTGGATTCGGTGGATATCGAGACATCCGGACTGAGCCACCGTCAAATATCAAACTACATGCCCTCCTGCGATCACTGGTATATCGCACTCAAAGGGCTGACCGGCAACGGATCGGACACCTATTTCGGCGAGGGTGTCGCGATCAAGGAGCGATACTGATGGCTCTGGATTTCAACGGGCAGATGGCGGACGATCTGGACGCCTTTCTCGATCCGGACGCGGGATTCGGTGTCGACGCCACGGTGGACGGCATATCGGTCGAGGGGATTTTCGACGCGGAGTATGTCGAATCATTGGAGGTGGAGGAAACCGCGCCGGCGTTCACCTGCAAAACGAGCGATGTAACATCGGCGGCGCATGGGGACGCGGTGGTTGTGAACGCGACGAATTACACGATAGCGGGTGTCGAGCCGGACGGAACGGGTATGACCAAGCTGATATTGAGGGAAGTCTGATGTCGATTCAGTTTTCGGTCAAGGCGCAGGTGAAGGATGTGTTGCGCGATCTGAGCAAGGCGCAGCGCGAGGTGGTCCCGGAGTCGACGGTTGCGGCGCTGAATAGAGCGACCGAACGTACGCAGACGGCATCGGTGAGGGAAACGGCGAGCGCGCTCCAGATCAAGCCGAAAGTTGCGCGGGGGCTTTTGAGATTTCAGCGGCGGGACAGAGCGCGGAAATTATTCTGGACAGCAGGAATATACACGGTGATCGGCGACCTGCCGGCGGGAAAGCTGGGGAAAATCCGGCAGCAGAAGAAAGGGGCAAAGGCCGGGAAATATTTATTCGAAGGGGCGTTCAAAGCGACAATCAAACAGTCGAATCACACCGGCATTTATAAACGCAAAGGAAAACCGAGATTTCCGATTGTGGAACAGCGGGTGAAAATACGGGATAAAATCGAGCCGATCATCATACAAAAAATTCAGACAGTGGGGATACCGGAATTCAATTATGAATTTCACCGTCAATTACAGTGGCGTCTCAGGCGAAGGGGGTTGTTATGAGCCATGCGCGTCAGCAGATCAGAGAGGCGATAGTCACGCTGTTGGATGCGATAACCGATGTGACGGGGTATGTCAAACCCTTTCGAACCGCACCGCACGACCGCTCGCCGGATATCGTGGTTTACACAACGACGGACGAGATCATGCACCAATACGACGCGGACAACAAATACATCCACGCGCTGACGGTCGAGGTTGAAATCCGTAAAAAAGCAAACGACACGCTGGACGACGATCTGGATGCACTTTGCTCAAAAGTGGAAGTGAAAATGTTTACCGATCCGACATTGGGCGGGAAAGTGAAGCAGACGGAACTGATACAGACCGACATTAAATTCGATGGCGAGGGTAATAAGGATACCGGACTGGCAACGCTGACTTTCGAGGTATGGTATCGGACGGTGCGGACGGCTCCGGAAACGATAGTGGCATAATGAGGAGGTGAAAGGAAATGGCGACACATGCGGGAAATGAGGGAATTGTAAAAATCAGCACGGTTACGGTTGCGGAAGTGACCTTGTGGGAATACAATGAGAGCGCGAATCTTGTCGAAGACAGCGAATTGGTCGACACGAACAAAACTTATAAAGCCGGGCAGAAGGACGGCGGCGGGACGGTCGAGTGCCATTGGGATCCGAGCGACACGACCGGACAGAACACACTGAGAGCGGGGGCATCCATCGCGCTGGTGCTCTATCCGACAGGAGTGGGAGTCGGAAAAAAGTGGAGCGGAACAGTTCCGATCGACACCATGAAAATCAACGGAAGCCGCGACGGCCTGGTCGAAGCGACGTTCACATTCAAGGGTGTGTTGGCGGAAACGGCGGCATAACCCCCCTTAGTCCCCCCGTAAACGGGGGAGAGAGAAAGACCCCTTAATCCCCCGCGAAGCATGTCAACGGGGGGAGAGCAGGGAACGTCACGAGAAAATAAAATCGGCATATAAAAAGAGAGAGAGGTGAAAGAAAATGGCGACTCATCATGGAAAAGAAGGAACGATATATGTTGAAGGCTCGGCGGTCGCGGAAGTGACCTCGTGGGAATACAACGAGAGCGCGAACGTTGTTGACGACAGCCAGTTGATCGATACCGGAAAAACATTCAAAGCGACACAGAAGGACGGCTCCGGAACGATCGAATGTCACTGGGATCCGGCAGACGCGGAGCAGTTATCGCTGAGATCAGGCGCCGAAGTTGAAGTATCGCTCTATCCGACCGGAATCGAGGTGGCGGATACACGGCTTTACGGCGACATCATTGTCGATACCATAAAGGTCACCGGAGGACGCGACGGGCTTTCAGAGGCGACGTTCACCTATAAAGGGGTGCTGACAGAAGAGGTGATACCGCAGCCGTAAAATATCTTAAAAATATTAATGGTAGTTATACGCCGAAAAAAACACAGAAGAAAGGACGAAACGATGAGTTTGGAAATATTGGACAGGGCGAGGGCGCTGAAACAGCAGGCCTCGGAAAAGCTGCGTACGGTGGAAATCGCCGACCTCGGCGACGACAACGGGCCGCTGACGGTGTATGTGAGGCCGATAACCAACGAGGAGCTGCGCCGCATCATATCGGAGCCGGACAGGATCAAACGCGCTGCGCTGACGATCGACATCCGTGCTCTGGACGAAAAGGGCAAGCGCCTATTCGCGAACGAGGCGACGGAAATCATACGGGCATTCCAGCCGAAATATCTGCTCAATGCATCGGAAGAAATCAACCGCGACATCAATGAAGAATTCGGGCAGGGCGGGCTGGCGGTCACAGTGGATAATGTCGACGCCGCAAAAAACTCCTGAAGGAAGACTCCGAACTGATGCTGTTGTTTCATATCGCGGATAGAAAAGGAATGACAATCGGACAGGTTCGGAGCCTTCCACAGTGGGAAATCATCTATTGGGCGGCGTATTACGACGAGATGAAAAAACAGAAACCGTAAGAACTCACCCCCTTATTCCCCCTCTCTTGAAAATAGAGGGGAGCCCCCTAACCCTACCCTTTCCCCCTTAAAAGAGGGCAAGGGGAAAATGATACGTCAAAAGGCGAGCGGCGATGGCGAGAAGCGCGGTAAAATTCGAGATTTCGGCGGTCGACAAGACAAAACAGGCGTTCGACAGCGCCATGCGGGGAATCAACAACCTCGAAAGCAGATTCATGTCGATCATGGGACCGGTGACCGCGCTGGCGAGTGTTGCCGGTCTGGGGGCGCTCATCACAAAAACAGCGAACACGGGGGATGTGTTCGACGACATGAGCGCGCGGACGGGGGTCGCGGTCGAGAACCTGTCCGGATTATCGCACATGGCAAAACTGACGGGGACGGATATCGACAGCGTGGAAAAATCGCTGAAATATCTGACCGGGCAAATGCTCGATGTGTCGCGCGGATCCGGGACAGCGAAAAAAACGTTTGACGAGCTGGGCATTTCGGTGCTCGATCAAAACGGACGTCTCCGCGGGACGACCGATGTGCTGATAGACATGGCGGGAAAACTGTCGGGCATGACCGACGAGACGAGGCAGGCGGCGCTGGCTATGGAAATGCTGGGCGCCCGATCCGGCGCGCAGCTTGTGCCGATGCTCAAGCTGGGGAAAGACGCCCTCGAAGATATGAAAAACGAGATGAAACGCCGCGGGAGTTTATGGACGGCAGAGGACGCCGCGGCGGCGGGTCGCTATAACGACGAACTGGAAAATATGAAAGACGCAGCAGGAGGGCTGGGGCGGGCTTTCGCGATGGAACTGATTCCGGAATTGACCAAAGGCGCGACGGCGATGACCGGGTGGATCGCGGCGAACAAGGGGTGGATCGGCGATGAACTAAACGATAAAGTCACGGCATTGAAAGAAAATATAGCGGCGATCAACAAATACAAGGGTGTACTCGCAGGAACGCTGGGATTGACATGGATGGCAGTTCATGTACAATCGTTTGTAGCATTAAACACGGCGTTGTACACAACAATAGCAGGTTTAGAAATATTAAAACAGTACTCGCAAAATAGAGAGCCGTTTTCTTTACAATTTGAGAAACGGATCGAAGATCGTTCCTCCGGCGATCTGAGCGATTTGATAAACGCCGATATCCAAGCGGCGACGGGGAAGAAAATACAATTGACATTCGAACCCGTCATGATGATGCCCGACAAAAAAGGAATCGGCGAGGATATACAAAAATTACTGCCATCGCTGGGGCGGTTTACTATGCCAGCGATCGACAACCGGGAACTGATAAAAAGCGCCGATGAAGCGAAAGCGGTTTACTACGACGCGAAAAACGTTTTCTCCTCGGCGTTCACGTTTCCGAAATCGATCATGAGTTTGGATTTTCAGACGGCCGGGCTGTCGGACATGCTGAAAACCACGAAAACGGCGCGGACGGCTTATGACGATCTGCTGGCGCTGGGAGGGCGCAAGGCGCTGATGCCGGAGATGTCCTATACATTCAAAGCGCCGGCGCTGTCGAGTTGGCTGGATACATCGATGTACGAGACTGCGCAGCAATACGACTCCGATCTGCTGGCGCTCAGAAATCAGAATCAGGAGAGCTGGATCAAGCGGTCGACCGAGGGATACGAGCAGCAGAAGGCGCTGGCGGCGTTCTATTTCGAGGAGGAATTCGGATCGCTCACGGAAAACGACGAGCGTAAGATACTCGCCAGGGGGACGCTTAACAACGAACTGGAAATCATGGAGAGGGAACACCTCGCACAGGTAAGAAATGATAATCTGGCGGCGATGATGCAGTTCGGGAGCACGTGGGGCTCCTATATGTTCTCAATGATGGAGCAGAGCGGGAACGCCTGGGAAAACATCGAGGCGGGATTCAAGCGCATGCTGACGCGGATGACGGTGGAAGCGACGGCGGCGGGACTGTTCAACCTCATCACCGGCGGAGTCGGCGGCGGATTCACGGGGGGATTTACGAGCTATCTCTCGAAGGCATTCGGATTCCGCGCTTTCGGCGGCGATGTGCAGGCCGGACGGCCATACATAGTGGGAGAAAAAGGGGTGCCCGAGTTATTCGTGCCGCGGACGAGTGGAACGATACTGCCGAACGCCTCGGCGGCGATGAGGGCGGGAACAGGCTTGACGACAATCAATAATAAGACAAAACTGATCATAGTGCGGACTGACAGGGATCCGAACGAACTGGACGCCTATCAGTTCGCGGCGCTGGCGGAGAGAGCGCAAAGCCTCGGACTGTTCGATAGATTTGGAGGGGCCGATGGCGACGCCTAAATTCGAATGGCCGGATGCGATTGCGCCGATGAATACATTGACGTTCACTGAAGGGGGTCGACTGGTTAAGGACAGCCCGGAGGGAAATAACGACAATCTTGTGACCGAACGCGCTCCGGACGGGAACCTGCTATCGTGGAATTTCGGTGGAGCGGGACAGCGGGGGTTCCCGTTTTCCGCGCGGGTGAAGATCGACCACGCGACCGAGGCGGATATGGCCGATGTGGTCGACTGGATCGAGAATGTCTGCGAGTGGTCGAAGAATACCTTTGTCTGGACTGATGAAAGCAGTGTCGCGCGGACGGTTGTGCTGACAAATAAGAGCTACCGATTTGACAGGTACGGGCTGGACACATACGAGGTGCTGCTGACGTTAGAGGAGGTTCCCGCATGAGGATGGACGCGCCTGCGAATGTGACCGACAACTACCTCAAACGCGGAAAAAAGCCGCGGATATATGTGTATATTCCCAGCCTTGATTTATTCATGGGGACGGTTGGCGCGACGATCGACGGGGAGGCGTTTGGGAATCGGCTCTCGGGCGCGGGAACGATCACCTGGGATGCGCCGATGTTCGGCGGAATGGCGACGGTGTCCAATGTGACGATCGATAATCTGGAGCTTGACCGGGACATCGAGCTGGCGATCGGGGCGGAACAAGAACCAATGCCGCAGAACGGGCAGATCGGCGCGGCGAGAATCACGAAAGAGAGCGGAACAGGCGGGAGCTACGCCGACGCGCGCGGGAGTGCGACGGGGCAATTTCTCACGTCGAGCATCATAATCGGGAGGTCGTGGCGATTTTTTGCGGGCGCCGACAGATGGAGTGTCACGAGGGGGCTGCTGCAACACGCGCTGCCTGTGACGCTGACGAGCTGCAATGAGGCATATATCACGCTGGACGGCATCGACAAAGACACGGAGAACGGAGTCGAACTGTATGTGGTGGAGCGGACATGGGAGGCATGGGCGACGGCCGATCTGTTCGATGGATTCGACGGGCACAAATCGGGCATGACCGCCTATACCGGGACGATACTCAACGAGCGATGGCATTCGGACGAGTTTGTCGCGGGGGGAGAAAACAAAATACGCCTTAACGAACATGGACGCAACTACATCGAGACGCAGGCGGCGGCGGGTAAAGCGGTCTACTTTACGATACTTTCGAAGGCGGATTATGACGGGACGGCGGGATCAAACCAGAACGATCAACTGCGTTTCGAGGCGACGACGGCGACACTCAATCTGCGATACAACACACTGGAACTGACCAACCGCGAGGCGCAAATATACTACGGGTACGATCCGCTGCCGACAGCGCTCAGCGATATATTCCTCCGCTGGACGGGGGTCATCCACTCATACGAACTCAGCGACAAAATGCTTTCCCTTGAATTGCGTCAGGCGAAAAACAAACACAATCGCTACATCCCCGACAAACAGATCAGCAAGGCTGATTATCCGGAATGCCCTGACGCCAATGTTGGAAAAACATACCCGCTGGTGATTGGGGAATTCGCGGCAACTTCGCTGCATAAAACCGGAGTCGGGAACTTCACGGCATACGGGCCGATAACGTCGCTCATCAATTATTCCTATCCCGACTGCTGCAAGGTTTATGTGGTAAAAGACGCGGTCGAAGAAAAACAGGTGCTATTGAGCGAGAAACGGGTGGTCAATCACAGCCAGCCGTTTTTTGTTTGGAACGGGGCGATAAATGCATTCGAGATATTTCATATTTTGACGACGGTCATTGTTCCGCTGGGGATTTCCGAACAGACGCTGACGCCGAGAACGGAGACGACGGGTTTTCCTCACAGCCTGTCCGAGCAACAATTCAAGGCGTTATCGACGATCATTCCATCGAAACATGTGGTTAACGGGCTGGGCATCACCGATCCGGAGAAAGCATACGACGAGGACAGCGACACCTACTGTTCGATTTCGCAGGACAACGCCTCGATAGATTTTTACTTCACACGTCCAGAGGGGATATCGGGCACCGGGGCGATTGCGTTTTTGGTGTACGCGAAATTCATCGGAGGGGCGGACCCGACAGATTTCCATTTTCTTCTGGTCAAGGATCAGAGGGAATCGATTGACGACCCAAACGACTGGGTGCAGATCGCGGACGAGGCGACATGGACGGGCGACGGACTCTATTTATACGGGCGATATATCATCGACAATGTGAGCAAAGACCGTCAGCAGATACCGCTCGACCAATACCGTATGACGCTCTACCGCGATACGGACGACACCGGCGAGGTGCAGGTATACGATGTATGCGCGGTGCTGGCCTATAACGCCGAGGACATCACGGAACTTTACACGTACGGGAAAGGACTGCCGTACGGCTCATGGGTGGACGCTGCCGGACGGTCGAATAGCTACACGCAGGGAAGCGACGTGGTGGAAAATCCGCCGATGATTGTGGAGGCGCTGTCGCGGGAATATATGGAATTGACATCGAGCGAGATCGATACGGCGGCAGTCGACACAGCGTCGGGAGAGCTGGCAGCATGGAAAATGGCATACGACCTGCTGGAAATGACTCCGAGTATGACGCATTTCGGAGAGGTCGGGGAACAAAGCAAGAGCCTGGTGACGTTCGATGAGAGCAACAGGCTGACGATAATCACGCATGATGCCGACAGAGCTTTCCCGAACGCGGGAACGAACACCCCATGGAAACCGGGGGAACTGGACATCTTTGATGAGGCGGCGGGACTGACGAACGGGGCGTTCACGAGACATCCGATCGAGCCGGGAAGTTTCACGGTGGAACCGTTCAGTGAGCCGAGGAACAATTTTAAACTGCGATACCATTACAACTACGCATCGAATCAGTACGAGGGGCTGCTCTATATCAACCACGGCGGCGGAGTGCTGGCGAATGTCGACACCAATATCGATGAGGATTACCTTGAAAACGGGATGACGCTCGCCGGAGTCGGCGGGCTGAAGGACATGACCTCGAATTGCTACAACAGAATCCTCACAGTTAATACAAGAATTATCGAATGCCCGCTCATCCGCGAGGAAGAAACGGCGACGAAAGTCATGCAGTATTATGTGACGATGCATACCGCCGACCGTCACATCGCGAAATTTAGAACGTACGACAACGCGCTGCTGTTAGAACTGTGGGATTACATCAATATCAGACACCGCAGGCTGTTGACGTTTATGGATCAGGCGCGTATGGAGCAGCAGAAATGGCGGGTGCTGAGAATTCAGCACACCCAGCAGGCGGCGAAAATCGGGATTACGGCGATTGAGGAATGACCCCCCTGTGTCCCCCCTTTTAGGGGGGATCCCCCTAACCCTACCCTTCCCCGCGAAACATCATAAATGAGGGGAAGGAAAAAAAAGAAAAAACGCGGCAGTGGAACATAGAGAAAGGCGTAAATAGATGGCGAGAAAAAAGGGAACGGCAAGTGCGTCGGCAACGATAACGCCTGCGGCGAATATACCCGGAGCGCCGGTGTGGGTGGAGAGCTCGCAGTTCTCGGTGACGAGCTCCTGCGATGTGATCATCCTGACGAGCGACCTCGGCGGGCCGGTATCGATCGATACGCCGGATGGAGTCTATACCGGTGCGGCGCTGGCGACCGCGCTTCAGACGGCCATGAACGCGAGCAACACACTGACCGGGACCGGGACAATCACTTTTGCGGTGAGCTACGATTCCACGACCAAAAAGTTCACGCTTGGCGCCGGAGCGGGTCACACCATAGCGTTGACAGTGACCGGCAGCGATGGCGCGGAGATGTACGGGTTCACCACGGCAGCGGCGGCGGCAGTATCGGTAACCAGCGACAGCGAGACTCACGGACTTGGAACGATCACATTCGATCTCGACCAAAACGATAACGCATCGGTGGTGCAGTACGCGGTCTATTGCAACGAGCTTTCGAAATATATCGGGCTGGACGGGGTGGCAGACGAGGCCGCCGAGGTATGGGGGACTCCCGCACAGTGGAATATCGGGGGCGCGAACGGCAGAATAACGGTCATCGGGCTGACGGATTACACGAGCTACACGTTTATGGCCAAGGCGAAATCGGAGTCGGGGGTTGAAACGACGTTCGGCGCCGACTCGGCCTCGATGAACACGCTGGCCTATGTGGACTGGGGATCGCCGGACGCGGCGATACAGCGCATGGCGGCATCCGGGAATACGCGCATCATGCTTGAAGGTGTGACCGCCATCGACGGTACAGCGGCATCGGTTGCGGTGGATGGAACGAGCAAAGCGATACCGGTGCGGTTCGCGTTGGAGAATTACGACGAGACGGTCAGCAGTGTGACGCTGGAATTCAGCGAGGACAGCGGCTCGACATGGGCGACGGCCCACAGCTACTACGAAATCGACGCGGACAACAAGACGCTCCGGGTGACCAGCGACCTCGGCGGACCGGTGGATATCGCGATCACCGAGGGAACCTATGACACGCCGGCGGCGATGGCGACCGAACTGGCGACGCGGCTCAATGCCAATACGACGCTGACCGGATCCGGGACGATCACCTTTGCGGTGACGCATTCCGGGACGACCGGGAAATACACGATCGACGCGACGGCGAATCACACGATCGCGCTGGACTGGTACAACTCAAGCGCGGCGATGGTCTACGGGTTCACCGCATCCCATACGGCGGCGCGGACGCTCACGAGCGATGAGAGCCGGGGAAGCGCGCCGAACACGCTGACGACAAGCGAAACAGGGGTCGAACATACGGTTTATTGGGACAGCGCGAGAGACGCGGGTAAGAGCGAATACAAACTGTCGACGGTCGAGGTGCGGGTGACACCATACGACGCGAGTCCATCCGGAGGAGATGCGGCTGGAGTGAAAACGAGCGTGGCGTTTACGGTGGACAACCGTCCCGCGACGGTGACAGTTGTTAATTTTGACGGCAGGGTTTTTGGGAAAAATTTAACGCCGATATTCGCGGCGGTCATGGGGGATTTGACCATCGGGACGCATGGATATTGGGAGATCACCATCGAGGACGGCAACGGAGCGGTGGCGCTCCGTACATCGAGCGCGGAATACACTGCCGGATGGATGTACGAGACCGCGCCGAATACATGGGCGGCGGTTCCCGCGGCGGGAGTCAGCGGGGCGTATATCAACGGGGTAAACCGGGTGCGGTATACGGTACAGACGGCGCTCACGGCTGACAACGATAAATATTATTTGATCACGATGCGGCAGGGGGAGCGGAGGGATAGGGGATAACTCACGAAAAAACGAAAATGAAAATAATGATAACCGCGAATGGACGCGAATGAACGCGAATAAAATACAAATGAAATTGGAATGGATCATCGGAATCGATATAGCTGCGCTGATAGTGCTGGCAATAACGCTTAAAATAGAGGGGTACTACTGACCCCCCTCGATCCCCCTTTTTAGGGGGGGAAAGCCCCCTAACCCTGCCCTTTCCCCCATAAATGGGGGCAAGGAATAAAAGATAAAATAAGAGGAAAAGAATATGAGTGTCGATGTGAAAAAAAGCATAGCGGCGATAGCGCTTGCAACGGCTTTAGGCGGCGGAATATTCGAAGGCGTGAAGCCGGTCGAACCGATTGATACAGTTGCGCCGATGGAAATTGTGGCGGAACGTACGGAAACGGCGACGGTGTTCGACGCGGGCGGCGGGAAACGAATGGCGGTCATTAGGACTCAGCCGGTGCATTGGAAAGACGAGAACGGCGAATACAAGAAAATCGATACGACGTTGCAGGCGCGGGCGCTGTTGACGGCGGTGCTGTCGAAATACGAATACGAAACGGCGTTTACAAAGGACACAAAGGCGTTTTTCGACCGCTCGAATGTGGCGGATTATGGCATCGAAAAGGGCGAGTACAGTCTCGATATTATATCACTGGTAGACACAACCGGCGTCGATATAAAAACAGAGACGACAACACGGGGCGTCAAACAAACATATATTTTGCGCGATGAGAGAGTGGATGCAACGCTCAAATGGCTTATCGACACCAAAGCGACGGCAAAACGTGAGGGTGACGGTTTCGTTTTCACCGATGACGAGGGGGCGTTTCTCTGGAAAATCGAACCGCCGATTGCATGGGACGCGAATATGAAGCCGGTTCCGGTGGCAGTATCGGTTTCTGCAAGTGATGCAACCGCTTGGCAAATGGATACGTTGACATGGGAAGTCGATACCTATGGCGCGGCATTCCCAGTGACAGTCGATCCGAGTACGGAAATAATAACATCTACTTTCGGGCGCTACGTACGAGGCGGGTATACTGGCGATACCTATTTAGCACAGAGAGATTCGACAGACGCTACACAAATAGGAGCGGTCGCTGGCGGTGTCAATGTTGGTCAATATGCTGGCGTGGCATATTATACTTGGCGCGGTGTATTACAGTTTGATACGTCAGGAATTGATGATGGCGCGGTATTTGATAGCGTGAAAGTAATGTTATGTGTCAACTCAGATAATTCTACAACAGATTTTGATATTCGAATTGTTGATGCTACATTTACTGGCGAAATTGCGATGGATTGGTATAATGATTTTATAGGATGGGCATCAAGCGGGGCATACACTCCTACATATTTTGCTGATGCATATTCAACGCTTGGAATGCCAGCACAAAATGATACATTAAGAATAAAATTAAATGCAACTGGATTGAACGCAATTAATAAAACAGGAGATACGAATTATTTCTTACTTTCGTCAAGGGATATTGATCCTGTCGAACCATCTGGCCAAGAGTATGTTTCGTTTGTATCGGCATCGGTATATATGAAGCTATGGTATTGGGAATATATTTTCCCCTCACCGGCATCGTTTGATATGACCGTTCTTACATCAACATCTATACGGTCGACATGGACAAATCCGATAGCCGGATACGATTCACTTTTGATAATGAATTCGCCTGAAAATACGGGCGTCATTTATGCGACAAACGGGCAGGCGACAACTGTCGATAAAACAGGGCTAACGCCGAATACGCTTTATACATGGTTTGTTCGCGCGGATAGTTCCGGTACTAAAGGTGATTCAAATGCTGATTCGCTTTATACTCTTGCAAATCCTCCGACCGCTGTCACTATTTCCGCACCTGATACAACATTTTTCTCTGTTACATGGGCGGCGAACAGCAATCCGGATTCAACGCTCTACGCCATACGGATATACAATGCAACCGACGACAGTACCTATTACTGGACGGGAACAGGGCTTGCGGGATCGGCGACATGGAAAACACGCCCGGCATGGACTCTGGCAGAAACCATTACCGGGATAACGAAAGACACGAATTACCATATCGGAATTGTGGCGAAAAACGGCGACAATGTGCTATCAGCATACTCATGGAACACGGTGCGAACGGCGGATGAAACGGTAACCGATGTCATCACCTATACCGATCATCTCACGCATAATGTAAAAGCCGGTTGCTATATCGGCGCATATCTGGACGCGCGAGGGGAATCTTCGGCGGATTCTCTCTCGTCGGCGAACGCGAATTATATCGGGCAGAAAGAACTCGACGGGTATTACATTTGGCGGCTTTCATGGACGATACCGATTGCGGCGGGGAAAATCTATACCGCATTTACCCTCCACGAGAAAGGGGTTGCCGATAATTCAGTAACCGATTTCAATGTTGTCATCGGTCAAGGTTCGTGGGGCGCGGGACAGACGACACAGCGGTATTACAGTTTCGCGGGCTGGCAAACGGGCACAACGGCATACACCACGACACGGTATAATAATCCGTGGAGTACATCGACTTTCAACGCAACCGGTGACAACGCATGGGTTTTGAACAGCCTCGGAGTGTCATACATCAATAGCGCCGCAGGCGGGAACGCGATGCTCATTGCGGTTGCGAATGAAGACAGCGCGGCTTCTGCACCGGCTGGAGCAGGGCAGGAATACATCGAAATAGCCCATGAATCGCCATCAAATTCTTACGCGGTCGGCACATACGAATACACTCCCGGCGCGGCATACGGTGTGGCGGCTACAACTACAGCATCACAAGTGCGGATTACTTGGGCAGACTCGACGCTCGATAACACAGGTTTTCAGATTGTGGATTCATCGACAGGAATTGCGCTCTCGGATACATCGAACTATTCCGCCGAAGCGGATACGATTTATAACGCCGTCCCGAATACGATATATGCGATCAAAGTAAAAATCATCGGCGGGACTCTCAATGGCACTCTGTCGGCGGCTGTCACGACATGTACCGATCCCGGAACGCCGGGAACGCCGGTGCTGACAGACCTCGGCGCGGGACTTGTGACGGTGGAAATCGACACGCTCAACTCGGGAAATCCGATCGATACGGAGTACTCGGTATTTTTTATCACATCCGGAGCCGATACGCTCTGGGTGGACTCCGACAGTCTGCGAACGGATACGCACGACGAAAACAGTTCATGGGGCTGGTACACGTACGCGCAATGGGGAGCCGGTTCCGGCATACCGATACAGGCAGAGGCGGGACGGACATATACAGTGAAGGCTATTTCGCGGTCAAGGGAATATTGACCGCAAATGGAATAAAAAACGAACCGCGAATAAACGCTAATGAACGCGAATGAAAAACAAACGATAAACGGGAGGCGCGAATGAGCGAAGGGGCTTGGATACTGATGGCGACATCGGCGGCGGGAGTGTTCGGGATAATTATCACGGCCATCATCAAGCGGCCATCGCAGGGGAATACGGAGAATCATGCCGAAGCGGTATGTCCGGCGCATTCGGGCATCAAGAGCGATTATCGCGCGCTGCATGAGAGTCAGGTGCGGCTTGAAAACGGACAAGAAAAAATTTGGGACGCGGTAGACGAAATACGCAAGGATGTTAAAGAGATTGCGCGTTATAAAAGCAACGGAGGATCGGGATGAAACCATCGGTGGAGTTGATTCGGCTTGAGGAAAGTTCAGAACATGGAACGTTCGGCGTTCTCAAAGTCAATAAAGAATTATTGTGTTGGACGCTTGAACCGAAAGACGCCGACAATGCGCCTGAAATATCATCAATACCAGCGCAACAGTATACCTGTTGTCGTTATTCGAGCGCGAAATATCCGGATACGTTTCAGGTGATGGATGTTCCCGGAAGGTTTAATATTCTATTTCACTCCGGCAACACTGACGACGATACGGCGGGGTGTATTCTGCTTGGAAACATGCTCAGTAAAATGAAAGAAAGCCGCGCGATACTTAATTCCGGGCAAACATTCCTGCGCTTTTTATCCATGCTTGCCGATGTGGATGAATTTACACTTACAATCAGGGAGGATTATTAATGGCGGCGGCAGAAAATGATGCGATAAATCACCCCTCACATTATACGCGTGGAACGATCGAATGTATCGACGCGATCGAGGGGCTTGGGTTTGGTTATCTAGAGGGGAATGTCCTTAAATATCTCACACGATATCCATTTAAGGGAGGCATCGAGGACTTGTTAAAAGCGAAGTGGTATCTCAATAGACTGATTGAGAGGGAGGAAAAAAAGCTTCCCGCGAGTGAGGGCAAGGAAAAATGACGCTGATAATGAGTTTGGCGGCGATAGTGTTCGGCGCGCTGCGGGGAGTGTCCGAGGGCATGGACATGAGCCTCAGGGGAGATCCGAAAAGAAAATGTTTACGATGGCCAGGCGACGGGCCGCGCGGGCACCGGTGGTTTCGGTGGTATCATCTGCTCGAGTTGGCCATGTGGGCGGTGTATACGTCGCTGGTGTGGCTGATTATAACCATCTGGCCGGGCTGGCTGACGCTCTCCGGGCTGGCGCTCATAGTCTGGGAAATGACGGAGATCGGCTATAGTGTTTCGCGGTGGGGAAAATTGAAAGCATATGAGCACATTATGAGTGGTGACTTACGGTCGTGGTATTTGACAGGTTGGCAGGTATACGCGGCGCATGGGATTCGCGCGCTCGCGGGAACGATACTCATTATAGCGGGAGGCAGGATATGAGACGGATACAGGCGGGACTGGTGATGCTGGTGGTTTTGGCGGCGCTCATGGCGTTCGGCGGGATAGCGTTCGCGGGGCCGTTTGGCGCGATAAAAAACTGGATGGCGAGCGAGGCGTTCGCGTGGGCGATCTCGGCGGTGATATTGACGTTGTCGCTGGTTGCGGGAGTGGCGTTTCAGCGAGTGAGTAAAACGCTCATCGAAGCGGGGGAGTTTATGACCGCGCTCGGATCGGCGCTTGCGGACAGCCGTATCAGCAAAGACGAACTGACCGCGATTATCAAAGAGGCCAAGGATGTATTCGGCCTCTGGAGAAAAACACCAGAGAAATATCAGGTAAAATAAGCGGCACGGGAAAACGAGAGATGAAAAATCCGGCTGGAAACGGCCGGATTTTTTTTGTGAAAAAGCGAAAATAAATGAAAATAACACTTGACAAAGGTGTATAATAGGTGTATATTTAATACAACGAGATTGAGACAGGGACAAAACAAAAAGGGGAAATGAGATGAAAACAATAACGATTCACATTCCGGCGAACGAAGTTAAAAGCTACGAACTTAGAAACCACGATCAATTTGTAACGCGCGTGTTTGAAGTTAAAACCGAAACGGACATGGCGGTTATGCTGAGCCGTTACATTGAAAAAAAAGCGAAAGAATATACCTGTTGGATACCGAAAAAAGCCTTTGAATGGTTTCATAGCGGCGATACCATGAAGGACGAAACGAATGCATTTATTAAAAACTTCATTTACAATGATTCGTATAAGAACTGGTTTTTAACAGCATAAAAAAAACACCAAACAGGAGGATGTCATGGAAACGACTGAGAGAACGGTATTAACATGCGAAGATGTTGCTGAATTACTGAAACGTTCGGCAGCGGTATATGAGGGACTGGATGAAGAGGAAATCATCGAAGGCCAAGAGAAAGGCTATACTGAAATAATCGACTTGGTGCTGCACTTTCTGAACGCCGCCGATCATTTTGGCGGATTTTACACGAAATACCTGCTTAATCTGTATGATGTGAACGAGCAGGGAATCGAGTTGAAACCGTGGGTGTATGACGCCATCCGCGGCAACGGCCCCATCGATGTGACGTATATGGGTGAGTATGTCGATTTGATTTCGGCGCTGGGGGAGAAATGAAAAAAGTACGTTTTTACATTTACATCGATCCGGGGTTGAAAGCGAATATCGAACGTCGGGTTGAGGATAATAAACCGCAATTTCGCTCGATCGCGCACTTTATGGAGATGGCGGCGGCGGAAAAACTGGAAAGGGAAAAGGGAAATGATAGTGAGAAATTATAAGGATGAGGGAATGCTGCTGTAAGAGGTAAAAGAATAATGAAAAATCCGGCTGGAAACGGCCGGATTTTTTTTGAAAAAAAGTGAAAAAAGTGAAAATAATACTTGACATAATACTTATTATACCTTATATTATAACCAACGAGATTGAGACAGGGATAAAAACTCACTTAACAGGGGGCACAAAATGGCAAAGTACTCGATCAATTACTCATGCGGACACACCGGAGTCGAGCAGTTATACGGCCCGGGGAAAGAGCGTGCCCGTCATATCGAGTGGGCTGAGAAATCGGCTCTCTGCCCTGAGTGTTATGCGGCAAAGAGAGCGGCTGACCGCGCCGCCGAAATCGAGAAAGAAAAAGCTGCTGCAAAAATCTCCGCGTCACAGCTTACAGACGCCGGTGTCGTACTCCACCCGCTGAGAGGGAGCGATAAACAGATCACATGGGCGACCGACATCCGCGCCAAATTAATGGCCGATCCCAATTATGGGTGGGCTGTCAAGGCGGTCGCCGAGGCGGCAGGGGAAAAGGCGCTTGAGTCAAAATATTGGATCGACCGCCGCAGCCGCATAGATAGCAATTGGATGATAATGGCGATGCCGGGTAATTGGTCGGATGCATGGACGGCAAAAGACGCGCACGAGGCTAACGCTGTATGGATGATACTGCGCTCCGCGCTGGGCAACGACATGGTTAGTGTTGACAGGATGATTGCCGCGCTCGCAAAATTGGCAATAATCCCAGTTGGTGATAAACCCGTGGCAACAGACTCTAACACCATGGATCGCGTTAATTGGTTGGTGCGGTCGTGGTCGCACACCGGACTGGTCGAGTCATTGACCGCAAAAATTGAGGCTCAGGCGGCGGCGGTCAAACCAGCAATCGAGAGAGCGGCTGAATTGAGCAGTGCGCGCGAGGAGTTGTCGGCAGCGGTCAGAGATCGCCGGGACGCTGAGAGTATGCGACGCGAGGCTGCTCACGATATGGAGCAGGCCGCAAATCTCAAGAGACTGGCGGACGAGACACGACAAAAAGCCGTCGCCGATATTGATGCGCAAGCAATGATCATCGGCGCATTGGGCACGATTGTCGGAGCGACGTGGAGGGTAACATCGATACTTGATGGCGGGACGCGAGTATACGCCGTTAATGACAGAGCTGAGGGCAAAGAGTTCAGCGCCGCGTCGTGGCAGGCTGCGCATCGGGCGTGGATTGAAATTGAAAATCACAAACAGACCGTGTAATTTTGGAGGATAAATGATACCGATCACAATCAACGACAGCAAAGGGATAGCCGCCCACCATACGACAGAGACGGCGCTATCACGTTATAACCAACCCGTGTGGGTCGTGGAGCGCTCACCGGAATCAAAAACCCTGACATGGCGTCAGGGGCATGATGTGCAAAAAATCAAGTACCTTGGTTTGTACGCCGGATGGCTGATCGGCAACCAGTCAAACGGCTATACGCTCGCTATCATCTGGAGCGACGGCGACTATTACGCCGACCTGCTCACTATCGGCGACGGGGGCAAATTCGGTGAGCCGGTAAAACTCAAAAGTCTCAATGAGATCGATTCCGCGACCATGACGGTGCGCGGAACGGTCAAATTTCCCTCCACTGAGGAGGGCGAGGAGAATATCGGGGCGATAGTATCAGCCCCGGCAGAAGTCATGCAGGCGCTCGCGGCTGTCAATGTGCCGCCGCAAAACAAGTGCCTGCGGTGCGGACACAGTTGGTATCAGCGGGGCATGGAGCCCCCGGAAACGTGTCCCAATTGCGGTTCATCAAAATGGCATACTCCCCGAACCGGCAAGGAGCCGGGGCCGAAACCGAGGCGGGGGCAAAACCGAGACGGGGGAAATAATCAGATAAAATAAGAGGCACGGGAAAATGAATGTAATGACTAATGACGCGCGCAGCACGGGCGTCACGGTACATGTGAACGGGACAGTATATCGATCGATACGGCACACTATGTGCCCGATTTGTGGACACGATGGCGTCCCGGTCGATGTAATGACGGGAGAAGGGCATCTTGAGTCGGCCTATATAGCTAACTGTTTATGCGGCGCAAGGCTGAATGCGGGCCGGTGGGAGAAGTAATAATTACTCATCCAACGTTTCTTTCGGAGCGAAAAGGCTGTCGGCGACATCGGCAGCCTTTTTTAACGCCTCGTCGCGCAAATGGGCATACCGCTGGGTCATCTGCGGCGACTTGTGCGTGAGAAGCTTCTGGAGGGTGTACATGTCGACCTGTCCGGAGGAGGCCAGCATCGAGGCATAGGTGTGGCGCAGGCCATGCAGGGGCCGGAAATCATCGGGCAGACCGGCGGCCTTGCGGAGGGCGACGAGTTGGCGCTTGTACGCCGATCGGGCGCGGGGACCGCCGAATGGAGACGGCAGAACATAGGCGCTTTCGGTGCGGTCAATAGAGATGAGCACATCGCGGGTCGGTGTGTTGATCGGAATGTGAGCGCCGATGACGCCTTTCGGATCGCGGATGAAAATGAAGCCGCGGTCGAGGTCGATATCGCGCCATTCGAGCCGGAGAATCTCCGATTTCCGCATGCCGGTATAGAGCGCGAGTTTGACCAGCGCAACGAGCTGAGGATCGGTCACGAGCGCGAGGGCCTTCATAAGCGCCGCGATCTGATCGGCATCGAGGTCATCCGTTTTTTTGTTGTCGAATTTGGCGTGGGATATCCGAAACGGAAACCGCTGGCATAACCCTCGATCGGCGCAGAAATTGACGATGCGCGGGATGAGATTGATGTAATGTTTGACCGAAGCCGGCGCATGGTCGTCTGCGAGTTCGCGACGCATGCGGTCGATATCGCGTCGTGTGATTTCCCCGGGCGGCTGTGATCCGAACCGGGATTTTATATGGCGGTTGTAATAGTATTCGTACCCCGACCAACACTTGAGGTATTTTTTATTCTCCTTGAATTCGGCGAACATGTCATCGAGGGTGACTGTTGACTTTTTTCGCGCCTCGACATTTGGCAAAACGTCGCCATTGATTTTCCGCTGGCGGAGCATATTAGCCCTCGCTGGTGTCATGTCATCGCGAAACTGGCGTCCCGCCTTCTCCTCGACGGGCTTTCCCGCGCGCCGATACCGTATATAATATATCCGCTCGGGTTTGCCATCGAGAGTTTTCCCCTCGATGAAATAGACACCGGGATACTGAGTTGTATGTCTGATTATCGACGGCACGAATTTCACCCCACGCTATTCCCCACAGGGAGAATGAAAAACAATGCAAAAAACGGAAACAAATAGCAAGCTGAAAATGGCTGTAAATGCTTGATGTGGCAAGAAAAAGATGGAATAGGAATGAAGCAGAAATAATACCATGCCCTTACTGGCAGTCAAGAGGTCGCGAGTTCGATCCTCGCTAGCTCCACCAATTATGCTGCAATGAGTTACGAGGATTTTAAAAGACACCTTTCGAAGACCGCTCCCCATAGTATACCCCACACATCATCCCTTTTTCTCCAATTTTTTGAGAGTCTCAAGCATCTCCGATTCGAGCTTTTCAATGCGGTCGAGCGTGTCGGATATTTTTGTCGTTTTCCAATACCAACACATGATGTCGCGGCAGATAAAAAAAACGAGGATGGAAACAAAAAGGGCAGAGGCGACACCTATAATTACTATCAGTATATTCATGGTGTGCAGTTCTTTAATGCTTCGGAAAGAAAATAGATGGCAGCTTTGTCAAAATGAACAAAACTATGTGGACCATGGGGGGAGCGG